AAAGCCACTTTTTCCTTCCTGAGTTATCCACAAAGTTATGCACTTGCAAGAGGGCCATTTTCTACATATTGTGGTGGCTAACAGATGAAATGAATGTAGATTAATTGAAGATAAGGAGAAAATTTGAGATGCAATCATGACGTTAATAGATAGGGTCTGCATTACAGACCCCATCCGCATCAAGGAATTAGCCGTTCCCTGATGTTGTTCCGAAAACATGTGCCGTAAGCTCACGTTAACGACTTTCTTTCACCGAATCCAACTATATAGGGGTTGGGTTTCTACGTCAACGTGAGCAAGTGCTCCTTTACATTTGACAAGGAACCACCTTAATGACTGCTTTTTTTCAGTTCCTGAGTGCATTTTTAGATGCGCCTGTTATTAGCCAGATTCTGGCGATCATCCTCATCATCGTTTTGATTTTGCTTTTAAGGTCAGTAAAAAATGGAATTATGCACTGGCTTACTTAATGTTCAGTGAAACATTAAAATCTCCTTGATGTGGAAACAATCATTTTCTGTATGTGCTGGTGGGTACCTGTAGTTCAGCTTTCGTTGGCATTTAACTTCGTCTTTGCTTTCTCCACCAGCAACTTCCAGATGCCTATTTCATTAGCAGCCGCCTTGATGGCGGCATAAAAAGCATCTTGCTGATCGTAACGCTGAATCTGTTTTTTCAGTTTTGCCTCCACCAATTTAATTTCATTACGTGCTTTCTGAAGCCGAAGCGCCGCCCGGTTACGTCTGTTCTTGTATAGCGCGTTAATCTCTGACAATTGCTTTAATTTACCAGCCTGACTGCGGATTATCGCCTCTCTGACTTCTGCCGTGCGTCTCATCTGATCTCTTAAGAGTTCACCGTTTTCGATAATTCTTTCAAGGTGTTTGATGTGATCTGCAACTCTCATACTTCACCCTCGCTTGTATCGCCAGCATCCACCAGCGGCAATAAAGCCCTGGCCATCTTATGAACCAATAGTGCATCAATAATGCCAAGCGTATGCCCCGGCTTAATGTTTAATGCCGCCTCAAGGTGACACCTTTCCAAGCCACTTTTCTCGGCTTGTTTATGATGATATGGCGTAATAACGTCGCCCAAAACACGGCTAATTCTTTCTCGTAATTGCTGGGTGCCAGCACACTTGATCGCTGTATCGTGGAGACGGTTAACCAGTTCGCGATAAACATGCGGCTTAATGCGGATACGTTCACCGGTGACGCCCTTTCCTGGCGCTGGCACCGAACTATCCGGAATATCCGGATAGTTGCCAGCCTCGTAAGCTACCCGCAGCCAGTGCATGAATGTTTCAGTGGACACACAACCACAGTCCACATCGATTTTTCCGCGTTGCTGTTCCAGCCACTGCTCAAAATTCAATCTACACGTATTACTTTCATGTTGCTCTTTTTGTCTCAAGGCCAGCACCTGTTGGGCCAGTTCCAGAACGATACCGGGTGACGCTAACCTCTCAAATTCCAATAAATAGTTTGCGTCAGGATGACAAGTAGCCTCGCCTGCAAAAAATACCAATTGCTGTAAGTATGCTGTCGTTAGAGTAGTCATTTCTTTTTGCGCCATTTCTTTTCACATTCCTTAGTTCATTTTGGCAATATCGGTCATTCCATCACCTAAGAAATACTTTCTCCGGTATGTCTTGCACTTAAACCACACTACAACAGCCACCAGCCAGAAAATAAAAGGCCATACAGCAATACCAACGACAGCCGCGATAAAGCCCAATATCCATAAATGAAGCTCTCCAACTTCTGTTTCCGGCAATATTCTTAAAGAATTAAACAGCAGGCTGAACGAATGGTCGTATGCATTGGCAGTATAAGACATGCAATCCATATAATTAAAGTCATAGCCTGCGGCTGCCGCCCATAATGGGCGGTCAAGAAAATGTTTTAGTGTCATCATATAAATTTAAGGTTCAGACCAGTTATCTTCAATAGCAATGCTTAATCTTTGTAGCCATTCTGCTAATTTCAGCATTGCTTCTCTTTCGCTTAAACCACGAGGAAAATCATCAAGCGAAATTGTTGGCTTGAATCCACCGTAATTATCCATTTCAACTGTCAGATTTTGTTCCAGCACGGTATTTCTTACGCGGCTATTGTGCCGGAGCAAATATACTGAGCGTGATTTATTGGTTTTGTGGTCTAGCTTATATTCGGTAAGTATCATCTGGCTTTTGCCATGACTATTACCTCTCCACATACTTACCTCACTTAATAAAACAACTCCATGCGTAGTTGATGATTTTTTCCCACGCAATATAAATCTGCACTCCGGCAGTAAAACCAAAGCCAACAATTGCTGAAAAAATCAAAACATTTACTTTTGACATTATAAATTTTCTCTCGGTGTCGTAGGTGATAGCACCATAATTGATAATTTAGTGAGTTAGCAGTTCCATTTTTTTGATGATTTCCGCATGAGCATCATCGTTATCAACACTTAGCTCGTTTAATGCTTCTCGCACTACATCAACTTCTTCAGGCTGAAAGAAGTCGTCGCGGTAATCACCAAATAGAACCGAAACCAGCCTGCCACCAGCAACATCAAGATTGGCGCTAACAGGTGGCTCTTTGCCATCCTCAAATTCGACTACAAAAGTTATTTTTCCCATCGTTACCACCAGCGACAAATTGAATACAAACCCAGTGCTGCCGCCATCACAATTCCTACCGTGGTGAATGCTTCAGGCCAGCTCATTGATTCACCTCCTGCGGCGGTTCTGGTAGCGGCATCCAGTGTGACGGTTTCCACGACGCACCAGGAATTATCCACCCATCATTAGCGTCAGGATGCCCGGGGATGTAAGTAGCCCATTTCATTCGCCAGTCACCTTTCCTGTCAAACTCCACGGCAACAAGAACGGCTGTTTTGGTATTCGGCATTCGCTCACTACAGCTTATCCAACCATCCGGAGTTGCCGGAGAGTTGCCCGATAGCTGGTTCAACTTGTAAGTTTGGCTTACAGGTTCGGCACCATGAAGCATGGCGTCGCTCCGCTCTATGCCATCCAGCGCGATTCGCAGTGCCTGAATTGTGGTAGAGCTATCGTTTGGGGCTATTCCATATCGCTCGAATACAGCTAAATGGTTGCGCATAATCTCAGGCGTAAGCTCTTTGTAAGCATAAGCAAGAGGCTCTGATGCATTATCCGGCACAACCGACGCAGGCGCGGCAGCATAAACAGGAATAACGTCCGCTTGCTCTTTATTGCTTTCATCCGTTAAAGACCAGAATAATTTCCCGGCCGGATGTTTGAAAATATAAGCAACTGGATCTGCTTCCAGCGATGCCAGCGCAATTCGTGCCAGTTCTTCTGCTTCTTCTGCTGGCAGTACAACGTTGCTACCCGGTCCGTATGTTTCGCGCCACTGCTTGATTGTAAGTAGTCGCTCTTTGGTAATAGTGATCATGCCGCGTTTCCTTCTTTCTTATTAACAATTACACCGTCATATATTTCATTAAGGTGCCCTCTCAACTCCATGCGCCTTAATGCAGATAACATGTAATCGCATTCAACCTGCTTATTCCCAATAAAAGGTTTATCTTCAGGGTTACCCCAACAGCAATTCCCCTTGGGCCATCCATGTACTTTCCGTACTCTTCCGTTAACAACGTGAAGTAATCCCCAGCCGGGAGGTAAATCCTCAACTGAAATAACTCCCGGCTCACTAATAAAGAATCGCCAGTCGCCCATGCCAAGTGAGGGATTTTTACGGAAACGCTTTTTTCTATCTGCCAACAAGTCAGCACGAGAACACTTCGCCTCTATCAGGCATGATGCTGAATTTCTGAATCCCATAGCATCTGGCTGTTCTCCGGTACTGGTTACAGCTATAAAGCGGTCATGAAAACAAACCTTGAACCCGTTGCGCTTAAGGAACTTGTACGCAATCTGACAGAGTTCGCGGTGTGTTAACGCCATATCACTCTCCTTTGATGCGAATGCCAGCGGCGCGTGGCACATTAACTTCCATGATGCGCACTGTTGGTTTGTACATCTCAATCGCTGTCAGCCAGTCAGCTCCTGTCATGCGCTTTTCCGCATCGCCATTAGTCCACTGAACCGGTACACCAATAGCCTTCATCGCGATTTCTATTTCCCCGGCAATGGCGCTTTTTCCGCAACCAGTAAAACCAGAAACAACGACAAGAACCTCACCTTTGGCTGGTTTTATTTCCCGTGCTTCCAGTTCTGCAATGCGCTTACTTCCATCCGCGATTACTCCCTCGTAATATTCACGCTGCTCGTTGAGTTTTGATTTTGCTGCTTCAAGCTCAACGCGCAGCTTCCCTACCGTTAGCGCAATATCCTCGTTCTCCTGGTCACGGCGTTTGATGTATTGCTGGTTTCTTTCCCGTTCATCCAGTAGTGCCAGCACGGTTTCTGGTCCGGCCAGAAATTTGAAGGCGTTGAGCGCATCAATATCCACACCGTAATCTTTAAGTTCCTGTTCACTTAACAAATCATCATCAGCTGGCAACATTAACAGGCGTTCCATTGCTGGAATTGCACGTTCCGCCGCCTCACGCAGTGCCTGGTAATTAATTTCGCTCACTGGTTGCCCCCTGAATACGCTCAAACTCTATTACCCACACCCAAGGATTAGCGTTCCAACTATCTTCGCCATAAATTGATTTCCATAGGCTACGGAAACCTGGGTAATGCTTATCGCCAATGAGGGTCGATTCTGTTGGTGCGCCCTCAGCCCTTGCATCGCATTCGCTGATATCGTTCAACCGCTCAACGCGCACGTTGGTAATTTCCAGAAGAATGCGCGATGCCCAGCGCGGCATGTGAATTGATGGCGTCCACTTTTCTGATACTGGTTTATTACAAACCTCGACCGGAACCCGGTGCGTTTGTTCTGTCCAGGAGTTACGCACGCTTGCGCGATAAACCAGCGTTGCGACGTCCGTCGCTTTGCCATGTACCCGGTAGGTTTCGCGAACCCAAATACGATCGCCCGGTTGACCATATGGACAATGCTTGGCAAGCAACTCTGCGGCCACTGCCCGTCCATAGAATTTTTCTTCAACAATCCTGCGAGTCTGTGTTTTATTCCCGCCAAGAATTGCCCGGACCATCTCATCGTTAAAAATCATGCCGCGCTCTTTCACTTCGCCTTTCATGCATCCCCCTTACCCATGTGCGACGATGCCGCCAAAAGTGATAGAGAACAGCCAGAAATAGATCGCGGCCATAATGATTTTGAATGCCGTGTTCATATTTTCAGCTCCTGTGATTGATTGGATACATGCCGCGCCTTGCGGCATGTTTTTATTTTCACTTTCTCTGTTTTAAAAATCAAGATTTATTAGAGCAATTATTGTTGATGGAGAAGCGCGTTTTCATACTCCCTGACCATTAACGTAAGTACGCCGTGACTCCTGAAAACACGCGCCACGTCAATCTTATCTTCCAGCGCGAACGCAATTTTACTTAGACCAATTTTCTTCAGGAGATCAATCTTTGCTGGACCGTCATTTCTGTCATCGGTGGCAGGACGCATAGATAGCAAAGGCTCAGTCCCATTTGTTACGTGCTTACGCAACCAGGCTCGTGTTTTATCCCTGGCTATCTCACAGCGCCCGGTTACAAACCAGAGGGTGTAAATGCCGGACAACTGGCGCACCATATCAATAACTGGAGTGATGGGAGCATCAGTGTCACAGGCAAGGTTAAACTCGTTCCAGTGCTCTGTTAATGCACCTTTGCCAGGTGGTGGAAGTAAATGCAGCCTGTCTTCCGTTGCCTCTGATATCGTCCCATCAATATCTACTATGACGATGTACGGACGTTCCTGGTGTGCGTGTTTATTGAAAATACTCAAATGCCCTCCTCATTGGACGAAAAAAATGCTGGTGGGAGCACTCCACCAGCATTAAAAGTGACACTGTAACTATCAGCGAACGTAAATAGTGCCGCCGTTCTCTTTTTCCCATGCATCGCTACGTGCATAGCAAACATCGAGAAGTCTTCTTGCCGCAGTTTCCTCTAAACCCAATTCGACAACCAACTGCTCATGACGGCGGGTAACCACATCAAACAGGGTATGCAGCCCTTTAGTTGCCAGATCATCAATGAATTCCGGTTCGAACGGAAGCTCTGCATCTGCCAACATAACCTCTTGCGCCCACTCAACTCGACGGACCAATTCCGGGCGGCGGCTTTCCATCTCTTTACAGATCAATTCATGGAAGAACTCTACCCAACCTTCCGGCTGGAACTCGCGGAAAATTGCCAACGGCTGGAAGTTTGGCATCAACCATTCGTTGATTCGGATATCAATGGCATAGCCCATGTCGCAGCAGAACTGATAAGCAAAGTCCAGCTTAGACACGATATAAGGACGCTCGTTATTGAACTCTTTAGGCGATGAGATCCCATAAGCCAGGAGGCGCGGGAAGAAGGATATTTGCCCTAACGTCGGATGAAGTTTGCTTGCAGGGAAACGGCGCTCAGTAATGCCATACATTTCCTTCTTGAGCGTCGCAAATTTGGCATTCTCATTAACCAGCGCGGTAACCTCTGCTTTTTTATTAGCAAATGCCACGCGCGCTTCGCTTGCATCTTTAATAGTTTTTTTGAGCTGTTGGTTAAGGTCGGCGACCTGCTTACGCAGTTCCTGTCGCTCGCTTTTAGCTTTGTTATAGCGTTTCTCAAGGTTAAAAGGATCAAGTTTCATGATCTCTTTATATTGAGATTTTAGCGTTGAAATCTGTGAGTTCCGCAGTTCAACCATCGCGGTCATTTCATTGAGTTTTGTTTCCAGCTCAATGCTTATACGTTCGGCATTATCAGCACGCTGGTTGGCGTCATGCGTCGCATCGTCGATCGCGTCCTGTTGCTGGCGTTTCAAATGTTCAATTTGCAGCTGAAGCTCTTCAATTTCTTTATCCTTCAGACCGAGATCCAACTGCATATTTTCAGCTGCATCTACCAGGGAGTTATGGCTATCAGCTTCTGCGTTATAAACATCAATAAGCTGTGCGTGAAGCATCTCCGCTGACTGAACCGCATTATCAAAAAAACGCGCTGTGAGGTCATCACAACTAACGCGGCGTTGCGCGGCCCGGATGTTCTGGATAATGGCCGGGATACCGGCATTCAGGACGTCAGGGATAGATACATTTTCGATTGATTGGTTTTGTGCTGAAGTGATCATTTCAAAGTTCCGTATTAGCTTGTGCTTCGGTCATTTTTCCTAAGTATGAAGGAGGAAGGACTACGCAATTTGTATCCAGTCCCTCACCTATGGCAGCCTGTAAAATTCTGGCTAAGGTGAGTCTCTTGTTGCGATACCTGGTGATGACATGCCTGATACCGCCGGTCGGCGTAACAAAGGCGATCAGCCAGTAGTGATATTTCCGTCGGAATGGCCACATAGTGCACCTTGTATATTGCTCTAATAAAAAACGTGATGAGTGTACATCACGTTTTAAAAATATGGAATTATTAGAGCAATATTATTCTGATTCTCGCTCAAAAAATGAGCTGATAAGGGGAAGCCAATCCTCTGACACTTCGCGAGGTCGCGGTTTGCCGTGGAAAAAGATTATTCGGCAGTCTTTTGGTAATGCCCCATTCCCCCTGGAGTAACGCGCGCTCGCATATTTTGAACCAGGTTCCACAACATCGGCCTTGTAACTTACAAACCATCCTGGATACAGATCCTGAAATGCTGGTGTATCATCGCCCATAACCTTTCGTAAGAACCCCTGGTCACCCCAACACTCAGTAGTGACACAACGAGAAATCCAACCTTCCGGATCTTGCCAGAATGAACTCCAGATATGCGCTTTAACACTATTTGGTATCCACAGGGCACCGCTGCCACGATATTGTGGATGGTAAAAATCCCTAAGCATGGTGAAGCTGGTTGGTGGATGCTCTAGGATTGGGCGTATATCACCGGCAATAACCGTGTCCAAATCCAGATAGAACAGATCATCGGTTATATCCGGTCGGAACAACTCGATTTTCGCCCACCAGCCACGGCACTTTTGCCACTGGTTGATCAATGGGATAACTTTGACGCCAGGTACATGTAAACACTTCAGGTCTGTCAGGCAAATAATTTCATAGTCTTTTGGCAGTTGATTAACCAGCCACTGCACATCGGAAGCGTTATAGTCACCACCAGAGCGAAGAACTAAAGCAATCTTCATGCTGCACCATCACCTTTCACTTTCATCAATGTCAGGTTTCCGCAAAATACGGCACCAGTGTCGATATACTGCTGATTCCAGAATGTCTTCGGGCTTTTCACCGGAGTGTGACCAAAGATAAAACGATCTGCGCCCGAAATTTCGCCACCAATATCATCCATCGAATCACTGATACGCTCGCGCGCCCAGACAACGTTGAAAAGCGGTACCTCCTTACCGAATTGGTATTCATTATCCGGATAGTCGGCATGGGCTATAACGATAGTTTCTTGCCCGGTGTTCAACTCAATGATATAGGGCAGACGCTTTACCAGCTCCACCAGCGCCCAGGCTAATATTTCCTGATCAGTGTCCAGCATGAAGAACCATTGTCCGCCATTCATTAGCCAGTTATTCACGTTGCCATCTGGACTTAACGCATCAATCATCAGCCGCTCATGGTTCCCCATCACTGCCCTGAACCAGGGCATCTGCAATAGTTCCAGACATTCGACATTTTCAGTACCGCGATCGATAAGGTCGCCGACCGATATCAGTAAATCCTGCGCCGGGTCAAAATCCACACGATGGAGTTCGGACATCAGTCTGGTGTAGCAACCATGCAGATCACCAACAACCCAGACATTCCTGTATTTGGTACCGTCGATACGGTGATAAATTGTGGGTGCCATCATGTATTCTTCAGCCATTCTTTAAGAGTCATCTGCGGAATACCTCCCATTTTCCCGCATGAAACAACGTCAATCCGTTCACGCGCAGACTGGAATAACAAAGGCAGGTGACTTAGATTTTTTGGCGTGCCGCCGGAGTGAACGCGTGGTTCTTGTGTAGCGTCAACGCCCACCAGGGCGACATGTTTGAATCCGATATGGAAAGCCAGGTTCAGAGCACCATATGCACTATTGCCGCTGGCAATTTCATTCTCATCTTCGCAAAGTCCGAAATGTGCGGACCAGCGCCACGCCCACCACTCGGGAGAATTCGTATTTTTTGGCTCCATGCCACGTTCAGCCACACGACGGAAGCACAGAACGCCGTCTCTGACTTCACGTTCTTTAACATCGGGTAGTGCCATGCAATAACAAACACCACGGCGACGGCGGCCACGACCAACGCGCCGCATATTGTCTGGCGATGGATCAAGTGTGAAAAAATAAGAAGCGCGGTTCAGCCAGTCGATGGCCCCATTGACCGCTATAATCGGCACTCCGCGCGGCGCAACAAAGTTTGCGGCGCTTGGGCCACTGCCGACGATAATAACGCGATCACTGCCTCTAAATTTATTCTTGGGAAACATTGAATTGCACTGCTCCTACTTGCATTCAAAATATGTAAATCTGCGTGTTTTTTGCGGGTATCCAGGAACTGCTGTTGCCATTTTGAAATAGACACCTGCGTTGGATTCCGTAGTGCTTGAGGGTGCGCGCCATGCCAATGAAGGCCGTTTTGCAGAGAACAGTCATAGCCGACTAATACCACTACTTCAGCCCCTGATTCAGCAGCCAGACTGATAGCCTGCGCGCCGCTATTTACCCCTTCCGCCGGTCCACAATATCGCCTGTACTCCAACGAAAATGATTTCGCCGCCGCCAGGTTGGCTGTCACTTTGCGGAATCTCCCTCCCGGTATGGTGGATCCGTATTGCTTCCACCATGACAAATCACCGGCGTATAAGGCATAAATGTCATCGAACATCTGCCAGGAATTGTTAACCGCGATGATTGAACAGCCAGTTTTTTCTATAGCAGCACAGTCCTCACGAGTGAGTGACGGACCGCTACCGACACAAAAAACAGTCCTAGTCGCCCTGGGTGGTATGTTCATTCTCAGCTGCAAATTCAGCCTCCAGGCGAGCATTCATTTCAGCGATTACAGGGTCCACTACAGCATCTGTTTCCTGTTCATTACGCGGCATGACCGATGCCAGCGACTCATAATTAACCTTGGATGACACGATTATTCTCCCGATGTTAAAGTGCACTACCACAAAGAGCGTACATGCACTAATTAATTTATTATTTTAAGCAGCATGCAACCACTTATCGCCGTTCAATACATGCTCAATAGCCTCACCCTTTTTAAGACTTATGTATTCCAGGATGGCGGTAATCGCTTGTTCTGCACCATACGCAAGAACAACGTAGTAGCCTTCCTCTCTAAGCCTGCGCATCCAGGCGATCTGCTCTTTCGTCGGGGCTTTACCATTTGGTTCTTTAAGCTCAATTCGCATGCCGTGATAAATACCGCATGCTTTATCGAGACTCATGTCCGGATAACCTTTTTTCTGCCCTTCAGCCTTCATTTTCCCGGCGGTTGCTTTTGAACGCTTCCCTCCGTTAGGCGTTGCATGCAACAGCTCATAGATGTCAGGGTGCTTGCGTTCGAAGTAATCAAAAATGAAAACCTGCTCGAAGTGCTCGCAATTTCCGTCGCGCAGGTCTGGGTTCTTTGCAAGTGCTGCAAGTGCCTTCGCATGTGGAGAAACTTCTTTTACCGGCGCAAGCGATAAGAATGGATCCTTTTTGGTTTTTGGCCTGGACCGCCCCTTATTTCGACGCTCACTAAAAGCCTGAAACTCTTCCTCAGTAAAGCGCAACATAATCAGTCAAATCCTGCCGGTCGCATGCCATATTTACGCTGTTTTGCGGCCTGCTCTTCCCTGTGCCATTGCGCACATTCAGCGTCACAATAAATGCCTGATTCAATCGATTCATTGCAGTAACGACACTTCCCTGTAAATACCTGGCTCACGACCTGTGCCTGCTTTCTGATGTTATCGATGGCCATGTCTTTGAGAGCTTCTAACTGATTCATGCTCAGCTCTGCATCATCAACACGTTCTGCCAATTTTGTTTCCTCGTGAAGAACCTACTTAAGGGCAGAATGATACATTTCACAATCAAAATTGCACTAATAATTTTCTTTTATTGAGTTAAATATTCAACAAATGACTAGCGGTAGAATCACCATCATCTATTTCTGGCAGGCTGACTATGGCTACATCAATCACTACAACCCAAAGCACCCGGCAATATCCTCTGTCGCGGTATGACGACCGCAACATAGCCGATCCAATACTCAGGGCAGAGCTACGCAAAGAGGTGATGCTTATGTGTGAATCGAACGACAAGAATCTGACGATTTATTACGTTCTTCCCGATGAGCAATATCGCCCGGATTTGCTGGCTTACCGTATGTGGGGCATAGCAGAGCTACGCTGGGTTGTGACGCTCGCCGCCGGGCTTGAGGATGAGTCTCAGGGTATGACTGTTGGCAAAAAATTAAAACTCCCACCTGCCACCTGGATCCGCGAAATGATTCGCCATCTCCAATACGACGGCCAGGTAATAGGGACATTATCCATTGCGTAAGGGAAATGAATGCCAACTGAATATGCTCGCGACAACCTTGGTCGCTATCAGACTGATGGATTAAGTGCAAAAGACTTTAACAAGGTCTTCGATCTTATCCGTAAACAGCAGCGTCAGAATCGGCGAAACGCGCGACGTACACTCACCCCAAGGATTATGGGGATGCGTAACCGCGAACTTGAGGCATTCCTCAGCCTTGGGAAAAAGAAAGATGGCACCTACTTTACGCCCGAAGATATACGCAGTTTCAACACCTCAAGGCAGGCTCATAAAACCAAATTCAAGAGCACGGTACCCGGCATTACCTATGCTCAGCTGGTGGCGCAGTCCACCAGCATTGATATAAAACGCGCTAACAACAAGGTTTCTGATGGCACAGGGATCAAAGCCGCGACATTCCTCGGGCTAAAACACAACCTTGCATTGATATCTGTTAATGCCTCGGATGAGTCGGTCCACCAGCATCACCGTGTCAGAATTCGATTTGAGGAATGGGATAAAGCCGTTGAGGAAATTGCTGAAGACGGTGCGAAAAAAGCCCGAATCGCTGCCGATCTCTGCAAGGGCCGGGTATCTTTCGACTGTGATTGTGGACGCCATCAATACTGGTATCGTTATATGGCCACTGCTGGTAACTATGCTGTCGCGCCGCCAAAAGAGTATGCATTCCCCAAGATCCGCAACCCTGATCTGACTGGTGTAGCCTGCAAACATGTGTTGCACGCTATGACGCGTTTTCAGTCTCCCACATGGCACAAGGCCATCATTATTGCCCTGGAAAAAGCAGCTGAACAGGTAGCCTTCGGCGATGACAAGCGGAAGACAACAACCTATTTCAAAGGCGAACTGGCTAAATCGCTCGCGCGCAACCGGACAACAACGACGGATCAGGCTAAAGCGGCGCGTGAGTATGAGTTATATCTGAAATCTCAGGATGCATTAGGCAAAAAACTACGCGCCAAAGATAGCGCCACGGACAACGTTCGCCGGTTGTTAAAAAAAGCTCGCACCACGGCAAACAGGAAGAATGCCGAACTAAAAGCCTCGCGGGTGAGGGAAGCCCAGGCTCGCGCTGAAGCCGACGCTCTCAAAAAAGCCCTGCAAACGCAGGCGAACAACCTCATAAAGTTTTTCATGAGTCAGGGAATGGACAAGGCCGCTGCCACCGCGCAGGCGCGAAGCATTCTTGAGACACAAATTAACGAAGCCCGTAAACGGAAAGGATAATCGATGGCTGGTTTCTTTGATGACATGTTTGAGGACACAGAACCATCACAACAAGTGACTGGTGATAACCTCTCGGACACCGAATCGGATCCGGATATTCCAGGCGAAGGTTCTGAACTGATTGAAGAGGAAGATATTGATGCTGAAATCGAAACCGATGGTGTTAACGTTGGTAATATTGTTGATCCTGTGGAGGACAATCACCTTCCCAATCTGGATCACGGCCTGCTTAGTGATTCTGGTGTGCGCCACCGTTATCAAGGTCATGCAGTTTTTAATAACCTTGTGCGGATGGACTGGCTCAAAGCAATCAAGCTAGACCCTGACTCATTCGATGCAGTTCTGTATCGCGCAATACCTTACAGAAACAAAAATGCACCTGAAACGGCACCTGAAATAATAGAACCGAACCAACGCATATATGACTATCAGGATCCAGAACTGATAACGGCCCTCGACTGCCCGGATGAGATGGACGCCTTCTACGCGCTATACGACGGCAGTGATAATACGGGAATTAGCGACAGTGCTTTAATCCTTCGGTTAGCTGCCGTCAATGTGCCAGTGGGTTCTATGCTCGAATGGCTGGAACAGCTGTCAGACGGCACAACCATTCGCCGCTTCTGGTACATCCATAAAATATTCAATTACGGCACTGCCAGGGTAGGCAGTTTGTTTTATTGCGTGCCTTCACGCGCCTTTGAAGGGAATTTCATCGGTGATTCTGAATAATCAGGAATGGCTACTGGCCATCTTTAAGAAAAAAGGTCTTACTCCAACTGGTAAGCTGGAATTTGCCACTATTGATGGCATTGATTCGGCGCTCGCACAGGCTTTAAACGAAGCGTTCGACTCACAAGTTGTCAGCTTTAATGATCGCATTAACCAGTCGTTCCGGGAGTTCCTGAAACGCACACCAAGAGATCGCATAACGCTCGGCACTTTTAGTGATGTGAAGGAGTGGTTGTCGTCATTTGAAGCCGATCGCGCCGGGCGCAAAGATACAGCCTCTGCTGGCCCGGTAAATAAGCTGGCAATGCCGCTTGTGAATCTGTCTCGTTCTCCCGCATTTTCAATTTATGAAGGTGAACTGTGCCGGGATAATTACGATGAAGGGCATGTCACCAATGAAAATGATGAGATTGAAGCCCTGGTATCGACTATCCCTTTCTCACTGGAATATTCGCTATGGATAGCCAGTGACGAGAAGGAATCTCTTGGGATGGTTACAACTGCATTAGCATTCTGGCTACGAATGTATGCCAGCCTCGGGCAGGCATCTTTCACTCACACTGCCAATGTCGGCGGTTATGAGATACCGATTACCTGTTACATAGAAGGGCAAAAATCAATCGCATTTCAGGATCTGACCACCGGCACCGCCGACAACAGGCTGTTCGCGGTTGGATTGAACCTCACAGTAGTGGCGGAGCTTCCTATCCTGGCTTATATGCAGCAAACCACCGGCACCATAACGGTAAAAGCGAAAATTCTGGAGGAATGAGATGGCCACAAAGACCACCACAGCCCCGGAAACTGATTCAAAACGCACTCAGCTATTCCTGCAATCTGTTTCAATTGGGCAGAACGAAATCCCTCGCGAAATGATCGTAGGATGTACCTATGTCGAACCCGGGGAGCTATCTGGTCCCCAGCTTATGCTCATGGTCAGGGATTCAACGGCTTACGTGGTCAATAAGCTGGGGGTGAAATTTGGGACAATACTGACCGTTTCACTTGGTGATCCGGAAGGTCATGGCGGCATCCTCTTCTCGGAAGAGTTCTTTGTTCTTAAAGCGCCGCGCAAGGACGATACTGTACTGATTTACGCGTTTAGTAACCCGGTGCGGTTATTAAAAGTTCCGTCCACCAGCGCACAGTATTTTGTTGATAAGCCCCCATCAGCCGTAGTTTCCTCTCTTGCCCCTGGTCTGAAGGTAAATGCTGACTCATTCAGAAAAACATCCACATACCACCTAAATGTTGGAGAAAAACCGACCAAGGTATTGCAGGAGATAGCCCGGGATACCGGTTCTATGTGCTGGGCATCCAGGGGGACGATCAATTTTAAAAGTATGGAAAAAATGGCAAACGCCGCTCCATCGCTTACTTATGAGTCCGCCAATCCCAACACATCCGGATTTACAATTAGTCAGTTCAACATCCTGAATGCCGATTATGAATACCAGCGCCGCCACAATTACAGAATGGCAAGTTATGACATGACCAAAGGTGTGGTTTACTCAGGTAACCAGGAAGACCCCATTAAATTTACGAGCAATCCCGATCCTACCGCGCTGGCGAACTACAACAAATTCATTCTCCCCCGCCTCGATATGCTGGTGGAAGGAAATGCCGCGCTAACTCCGGGTACGACGCTGAAAATTGTCGTGCATAACACGGCAGGTGACGGAGAACTCGATGAATCTATCCCTGACAAAATGATAGTGATGTCCGTGACTCATTTCGAAGACCGCTTTCGTTTTGTCAGCCGTGCACAGTTAGGAGTGGTGAATGGGTAGTTTGACAGGGAAGTATCGGGCTGTAGTGGTAAGCGTCGATGACCCTAAAGGTCTGATGCGTACACAAATACGTGTTGTCGGCATGATGGATGGGTTACCAGATGCCTCATTGCCGTGGGCAGAAGCTATATTGTCCAATGCAAACACGTTTTCACCATTTCTGCCCGGCGATAAAGTATGGGTAGAATTTCCCTACAATGGGGATTCGCGATGGCCATTGATAATCGGTTATGCACAGGATGCATCCGGTGGCGCTCCCAATGTGCCGCCTGAAGCGTCAGGACAAGGTGAAGGCTATGTACCGCCTGAAGTTGAAGGTGCACCAGCACAACCATCAACCAGCGCCAAAAAAGACTTTATTTCGTCGCGGAACGGACTAATGGAGATCCGGACGGCGGGCGGAGCCTGGGCCGTTACGCACTTGAAAAGTGGAACAACAATCGGGTTCAACGAGGCCGGGGAGTTATATGCCATTTCTCAAGGTCCGGCATTCATCTCTTCCGCAGGAAATCTCGATATAAAGTCAGGCGCGGATGTCGCCCTGAAGGCGGGGGGAAGTATGGCGATAGAGGCCAGCGGGAATCTATCCATAAAAGCCGCTCAAGTCTCTGTTGACAAGGCTTAAGAAAAGCCCGGCGTTAGGGCTTTTCTGTTATGACGGGTTCAATTTTTTATCCGTTACCGCGCGACGGTTTCTGCGTGATAAACGTCTCAAGCATCTTTTCCGCAATTGCCGACCAGGTGTGACACTGGACCTTTTCAGCATTTTTCACGCGATCAACGCGAGCAATAACCTCATCCCAATCAATCCGCGACTTGATAACCATATGGTTCACCAAAGCCAGGCGATCTGGCGGAAGGCAATCGGGAGGCGTTAATACCAACGCCCCGCACATTGCCGCCTCAAGTACAGTTAATCCAAGGCTTTCGGGATGCGTAACGATAAACACGTCACTCTTACGCAATTCAGCTGCAAATTCGGTTGCTGGTACCGGCGTCCGTCTGTATGGGGTTACCGATATATTCCCCGGATCAATGGTAATCAATCCGTCATCGGTCAACGTTCTGGCCTCATACGGAACGGTCAGACGCTGAAGGTTCATAAGGATACTTAAGGAGTGATCAAACCCACTAACATCAAATGCAGCGTGGTCTACAAAAATACGCAGAACATCGTCTGTTTTGGTTTCCAGATGGAACAGATCCTGATTCGCTGCCCATCCAACATGTTTGTTAAAGCGATTATGACGCTCTAACCTGCCTGGATTATCCAGGTACCGCCAGGTATCATCGCGGACAGTAAAAGTAATATCGACTGGTGCCGAATCCAGCATAGAACCGTCGTATACCTGGGCTACCCATCCAGTGAATCGACGACGCAGTTGCACGCCTATTTCCCTGGGCACCGTAGTAAAATACCGCAATCCTGGCGCTAAAATGGCTTTCGCAGAACACGAGGTCGCAGCGGTCAACACAGCTTCAACATAATCCTCCGGGCTTTCGACGCCGGGGGAATATGGACGATGGTATTGCAATGTTACCCCTGCCTCACTAAAGGCGCAGGCCAGGTTGTAAGCCCACATTTCCGTATATGTTTTCACATCACTGATAGCTTCAAATTTTCGCCCAATGATCAGGATGTTCATCGGCTTTTCCTCATTCCATTGCATCAATAATCCTCTTGCCAGTCAGCACCAGCATAGTTATCAAACCGTGAGTATTGGCCGTTAAAAGCCAATCTCACCGTGCCAATTGGGCCATTTCGTTGCTTACCGATAATCACCTCGGCAATGCCCTTCATTTCGCTATCCGGGTGATAAACTTCGTCGCGATACAGAAACATGATCAGGTCTGCGTCCTGCTCAATTGCTCCTGATTCACGTAAATCTGAATTTACCGGTCGTTTGTCCGCACGCTGTTCAAGTGAACGATTAAGTTGTGACAATGCCACCACCGGTACTTGTAATTCCTTCGCCAAAGCCTTCAGTGAGCGAGAAATCTCGGCAATTTCCAGCGTTCGGTTATCTTGCAGCTCGGGGACGCGCATAAGTTGCAGGTAGTCGATCATAATCATGCTCAAACCACCATTTTCTTTATAAACACGACGAGCGCGGGAACGAAGCTCTGTAGGTGTCAGGGCGCTTGAGTCATCAATAAAAATATTTTGCTTGTCCAACAGAATCCCCATTGCGCCAGAAACCCGCGCCCAATCCTCGTCGTTAAGTTGCCCTGTTCGAATACGAGTCTGATCAACGCGTGCAAGAGAAGCCAGTGAGCGCATCATCAGCTGGTGGCTCGGCATCTCAAGGCTAAAAACCAATACGGGCTTATAGTTACGGACTGCGGCATTTTCGACGAGATTCATCGCAAACGTGGTCTTCCCCATAGATGGGCGGGCGGCGACAATGATGAGATCGGACGGCTGAAGCCCTGCCGTCTTCTTATTGAGATCGGTAAATCCCGTATCAAGCCCCGTTACACCATCATGTGGTCGCTGAAACAACTCTTCTATGCGAGATACCGTTGCATCGAGAATGCTGGCGATATCTTTTGGACCACTACCGCTCTTTTGTCGTTTTTCAGCTATTTCAAAAACGCGGCGCTCGGCCATATCCAGCAATTCATTGCTGCCCCTGCCATCCTGCGCATATCCAGCTTCGGCTATTTCATTTGCGACGGAAATCATTTCACGAACAACCGCGCGTTCACGAACGATATCCGCATAAGCACAAATATTTGCCGCGCTGGGCGTGTTCTTTGACATCTCCGCAAGGTACGCAAAACCACCGGCGCGTTCTAATTTACCGTTCTGTTCAAGTGCTTCAGCAAGTGTTATCAAATCAATCGGTTTGCCATGACTTAATAACCTCTCCATCTCACTGAAAATTTCACGATGAGCACTGGTATAAAAATCATCAGCAACTATACGATCTGCAACTTCATCCCAGCGGCAGTTATCAAGCATTAAGCCACCAAGTACAGCTTGTTCTGCACTAAGGGAATTTGGCATGGATTCAAGAGGGGATGCAGACATTAGCACTCCACCCAGGCGTGCTGAATGTCAGATATAATCGGCATACTCAAATCACTCCTAACGATATGAGTCATCACCAGAAAATCAGGATTAATGCGCCGGACTCTTCCCGGCTGTCACACCGAATCGCCAGGATGGTGAATCCCTTTACCCGAGAAACAACAAACGGTGGCTTGCACATTCCGGCTACCTGGTTCGTTGCCTGAGCTAGGGGCAAGGTTCCCCCCTTTTAACGTCACCAGACCGCTAACGACGCATGTGCCAGACGCCGTGTTACAACCAAATATGGTGGCCCCTACCGGACTTGAACCGGTGACCGTGCGATTATGAGTCACCAGCTCTAACCACTGAGCTAAAGGGCCGGATTACTGTTTCCTGAGTGCTTCTATGACGCCAGCAATACCGCCTACAACTATGCCAGCAATGACAACGAGAACAATTGGATGCTTGTCAGCAAAATCCCAGAAGCCCATCACTGATCCTTAGAAGCTGTTTTTAATATCGGCCATACCAATGTTACAGCTACTGCCACCAACGCCCCGTCCGATAAAACTGACAGGATTGTGCTGGTGAAATCCACCAGCACGGACAGCAAGAGAAAACCAATGGCGATTGCGATACGTGCCTTGCTTGCCATTACAGATAATCTTCCACACGAAGACCTAAACGACGGCCTACTTCTTCCAGTACTTTGTGTTCTGCTGGCTCGATTTCACCGTCCGCTTCTGCAATTGTCAGCATGTTAACGAATACTTCTTCCGCTTCTTTTGGATCGTTTTTGATATCTTCAATTTCGCGAAGGATATTCATGCGACCAACACGGAAGCCAGCTTCCAGTTGCTCGGTAAAGCGGGTAATTGTTGCAGTAATTTCGTTACCAAAATGACTAAGACGCGGATTAGAGCGGACAAGCTGATCAAGTTTCGCTGTTTCTTCTTTTTCGATTTCACCATCAGCGGCAGACACCAACAAACAGCCACCGATGATGGCCTCCATCAGATCGCGATTCTCAACTTTTTTCAGCTCTACTTTTGCAGAAGCGACTTTCTTGCCGAACAATTTACCGAACATTGGTTATCCCTCAATAAAAGTGACATATTTATTAGATTGCGGTGCCGAGTGCCTCCCGGTGACGTTAACCAGTTAACAATTAACGCCGGAATGTTTAACCATTAAGGAGGATTGTTTTAACTGTTCCGCGTGCGCTTAGCCGCATTCACCGCAACGGAAAGAGCATTCCTGGTGGACCTGTAGATTGGGATATGAACCCGTTACAGGAGAATGCTCTTACCTGTTACGTGCTCCGTTTCGTGGAGCTAACGGCGGGTGATCGGGCCGCACCAGACTGGACTTATTTCAGCGTTATGCTCATGCCAGAGAATCAAACTGTGATGGTCGGTGCTGAACTCCGACACAGGGTTGTAGCAAGCCCCGCAAAGCGCGCACTACTGTAGTTGCGGCACATCAGCCTGTGCATTCACCACAATGTTGAGAACACTGGTTGTCACGCTGCAACGCAACATTTATTCGTAGATTGGGATATGACCCCGTTACGCCAGTGTTCTCAACGTTGTAGTGCCGGTTACGGTTCCGGCCAGGCCTCTTCCTCAACGGGGTGTTCTCCATACGGACTACCGTTTATTGGTCGTTCCTGCGGTTTATGTTGTGAAGCCAGATGCTTATCTTCTGGTTGCTTCAAAGAGCTGCACTTCATCACAACGGTAAGGGTACTTCGTAGGGATTCGAACCCTCTGCCAAGCTCGGCGATCTCCGACGTCGCAAAATACCCTTACCTGTTGTGCTGGTGCCGATTAACGGACTCGAACCGCTGAGCTACACCATCACCTGCCGGGTACGTCTCCGGCGAGGGCTTCCACCTCCGTATGCTTTTCGGCGCACCGCGCCCTGGCTGCAATTCGGTAACAGGGGATGCACAACCCTGGCTTCCAGCGTGATTAGCGCCTTCAGCATGACGGGATATACCCGTAAATTCGTGGAACTGTACCCAAAGTGCTGTTAAGCACCGCTGTTACGCTGAAAAGAAAACGCAACAGGAAAGGACGCTGACCAACAGATGGCCCCTTCTCGTTCATCTGGTTAATCACACCAGCGCCCTTACCTGTTGTGCCTCCCCGTTCCCTAATACACAGACGGGGACACTCTGCGGTCGATTTTTTTGACGGGGGACGACTCATACCCCGTGGCGTCTGGCTTCTTAGGCCGCTACCATCATCAGATCATCGTTTGCATTTACTTTAATGGTCAGTTTCTAAACCGCCGCAAAGTCGCTAACCATGACGAAAACCCTGAAAAAAAACGCCCACCCGAAGATGGGCAAACTGGAAGCTCGTAACGCACTTCGGAGTTGCCACTTAGGCGCATGGTCAACCTGGCAACTCGGTGGTTTGTCTGGGAGGACTAGGCCCAGCCATGCTTACCGCCGCGCCTGTCGCGGCTAACAGCTAAATCGCTCTATAAATCACGATTCATTGAGGCGATATTACACTAATAAATTTATTAGAGCAATATACCTAAAACGTCATGAGCTACACCTCGAGTGTCCCCCTTACAAGACACAGAACGTCTGGCAAAAAGAGGTTCCACTCTGAAGCCACTGTCATGATAAAGCTCTCTGATATTTGGCGCGCCACTGTTAGTAATGAGAACCTTTGCACCTCGACGATGAGCATCCGTCAACAGAGACACCAGGCGTTTTTGCTCTTCAAACTTAAAGTCATGACCGGAATAGTTCGTGAATCCCTCTGTATTTGGAAGCGGTTCATACGGCGGATCGCAAAAGATGACATCTCCTTCTCCGGCAGCTTCAATCACCGCTGCAAAATCACCGCATACAAACTCAGACCGCCCTTCCGCACCGAGGAAGGCTTCCATCTCCTGTAATGGGAAATACGGAGTTTTATACTTCCCATAACCGACATTGAACTCACCGGCCTGGTTGTAACGCGTCAATCCGTTAAAACAATGTCGGTTCAGGAACAAAAACGCCGCTGCGCGATGTAAATCATCATAGACTTGTTTGTTAAACGCATTCCGTACTGCCAGGTATCCTTCCTGTGTGTTGTAGTCCTGGAAGAAACGATGTGCCAGAGTGATAAGTGAATGCGCCTCGCGTTGCAGAGTCTTGTAAAAGTTAATCAGGTCAGCATTCACATCATTTAGCAGATTTTCCTGGTATCCGGCATTCATGAAGACAGCTCCGCCACCAACGAAAGGTTCAATCAGGCGCTTCCCTTCTGGCAAATAGCGAAAGATTTGTTCCAGAACACCAAATTTTCCACCAGCCCATTTGAATATGGACCGTTCGAATTCTGCCGCTGGTTTAACTTTTCGCTCTTTTGTTTCACTTCCTTCTTTCTGCCGACATACGGCCTTAGTAATCCGATCGCCAATCCAGCGCATTACTGGTATTGCCATACTATTGCCGATCGCTTTGTAACGCGGTCCGTCAGCTGCAAGCATCGCGGCCTCTTCTTCGCTTAAATCTGGATAGTGATTGCGAAGATATGCCAGTTCATCTGAATTAACTTTTTTACGCTTTTCCGTCGGGATCAACGTATGCCCATCAGGAAAACCTTGCAGCCTTTCACATTCGACAGGGGTAAGACGGCGGACAGCTACTTCTGCGTTTCTTACTTCATAGCAAACAGCTGTTGGATTTTTAGCCATTAGAGATGGTGAAGTATTCTTAGTTGCAGCATGTTGTGTACCGCTCATACGCTCAGGAAAAGCCAATGTAACAAGATGCTCATGGCTTTCTTGCTCACGTGCCCGCAATGTACCATGCCCTTCTGACCAAAAACCTGCTCCTGTGCTGCTAAAAACGGCAAGGTCAGTGGCATCTTTAAAATCTCTTGCCTTTACTGTCGATGCGGTTTCATCGTCAATATATTCCCCAAATGCTGCCATCCTGAAAGCGTTTACGGCTTTCGTCGATTTCATACCGGGTGGAATGTCAGCGTGTAGGCATGGATTTAGGCTTTCGCCACTGATTGCAGCGCCATTTGCAATAATGGCGGAAGCGATTTCCTTCTTTTTTCGGCTCGGCGCAATATCCCGGCGCACGCCTTCGAACTCAAAAAGTACCGTTGCGGGATCGAGGTCTGTTCGAGCACTTGCGACAACAAACACGCGTCGGCGTCGTTGTGCCACTCCGAAGTATTGGGCATCAAGGATTCTCCAGGCCACCTTTCGCTGCGGTCCATAAATACAACCACACTGCGGCCACTTTGGAGCATGGCAACCGGTTTTGCCATCCCACCGCCAGAACGCGTTACTTTTTCCTGATTCAGGTCGATCACCTGGTTCAAATGGCGCATCTTCTCCAGCCAATCCGGCAAGGAAACATCCGAAGGCGTTATCTGCCGATGACAGGACTCCTGGGACATTTTCCCAGACGATAACTGTCGGTTTGAGGAAGGACTCAGACCGTTTGTCGTCAATTGCATTTGCAAGCTCCACATACTTCAAAGTTAGCGCGCCGCGTTCATCATCAAGCCCACCACGTAAGCCCGCGATACTGAATGCCTGACAAGGCGTACCCCCGACGAGCACATCAGGGGATTCGATTTCCCCAGCCAGGACTTTTTTGGCAAGTTTTGTCATGTCGCCAAGGTTGGCGACATGGGGCCAGCGGTGCGCAAGAACGGCAGATGGAAAAGGCTCGATTTCAGCAAACCACGCCGGACGCATACCCAACGGTTCCCAGGCAATACTCGCGGCTTCAATTCCACTGCAAACAGATCCATAGCACAGCTCTTTCACTGCTTAGCCTCTCCACCAAGGGCTGAACCGCCCCGGGTTTCCTGGAGAGTGTTTTATCTGTGAACTCAGGCTGCCAGATCATCGTTTCCGATGGAAGCAT